ATGAGCGATTACTGTCAAAGAGGATTTGTTGATATTTCAAAATATTCATCTATTACTGATGAATATGAAACACAATTTACAATCAAAAAGTATATACCTTTGTCTGATGTCAATTCTTTCTTATTAATTGACAGTTCCAGTTTAGATACAATAATATTAAATGCGGATACATCTTCCAATGTAAATGGTTTGAATTTTGAATTAGATTTAACCGATAATTTATATTATTATGGTGATTCTTATGGTGTATCAGTTGCACTATCATCATCAATTGTTGTTGTAGGATGTCCATTTTTTTATTATTCACTAACTAATAATTCGGAGATTTTGACTGGATCAAGTGTTGATATTTACAATTTGGAAACTTATAATAGTTCAAGTAATAAATATCCATTGTACAGTATTACGAATTCATTTGATGCTACATATACAAATTCTACATTTGGAGAATCAGTATCAATCGTATACTCCAGTTTATTAAATACATCAATTTTAGTTGTTGGATCTAGCAATGTAAATTCAAATATTGGTGCGACATATATTTATACACAATCATTTAATGGTAATTATTTACATTATCAAACATTGAATGGATTTGTAAGTAATGGTTATTTCGGTGGTGTTGTAAAAATTGATCCTAGTGGATCTAATAGAATAGTGGTTGGCAACAAATCAACTGGAAGTGCCGTTTATGTATACGAGTTAAATACATCTACATATCAATGGGGACTTAACGATACACTGGATCAAGATAGAACTATTACTGGATCATTAAATTTCATTAATACAAAACCATATTTTCTAGGAAGTCAACCTAGTGGAAGTAATTATGGTAATTCAGTATCCATATATGGCGACACGATTATAATTGGATCACCTAATGATATGTATTATTATGAATGGAGTGGTTCCACAGTTTTAAGAAATAGAGGATCTGTTTATTTTTGGAAAAAATGTTCAGATGCAACTGATTGGTTTTTGTTGGATAAATCATTTGGCAATGAAAATATTTTAGAATCAAATAATTTAGGATTTTCCGTAGGGATTTATAATAATAAAGCTATTGCAACTAGTGTTAGAGATATACGAACATATTGTACAAATTATATATTTAATACATTATTTAAACGATACGATTGTAATCCAAATGATTCTGTAATTGATACTTTAGGACAATTTGTAATTTACAATCAATTAACATCATCGACATGGCAAATTGAATCTACATTTACAAAAAAGAAAGAATATGGATACCCATATTCAAATTTTGGTTATAGTAGTGCAATTTATGATAAAGAAAACACGACAACTATAATTGGATCTCCTACATTCATTTATAATCCGGAACAACTTACATCTTCATTATTAGATAATTCCATTTATGATAATATAAAAGGATATGCTTACATTTATAATTTCAACGATCTTGTAACGAATTATCATATTGGAAATGTATTTTATAGAGACGGTAAGATTATTTTATCAAATAGTGGTTCAATTTTTGATAATTTATTAAAAGATCGTTCCAACACATTACAATCTCAATATAACATTGAATATAAGAGCAATGTTAAACTATATGAAAAACAAGTATTATGTAGAATTGAATCGGGAGAATTTAATTATAGTACAAATCCTACATCATTAATTCCAAATACATTTGAATTTGACATTGATAATAATAAATCTTTTGATTTTACTGACTTAGATTTGATTCTGAAATACATTAATTATCAAATCAATACATCATATAATTGGTGGGATTATATGACATTTACAAATGATGAACAATCATTATTTAATCTTTATTCTGTAAAGTATAACATTTCTTCAAGTTATACATCCAATTACAATTCAAATTTAATATCAAATTATAAAAACTTTGATATTGATGGTAATAATAAAGTTAATTTGAATGATATGTACATACTATGGAAGTATTTTAATGACAATTTGAATCAAACCGAATTATTCAAGTATGTAGAACCAAAGTCTTCCAGAAAAACTTTACAACAAATTATAAGTTATATTGAACAAAAGACGGGTAAATTTGGTGGTAAGTCTATAAAACAAGAATTCTTTGGATTTAATTATAGTTCTTCAATTGACCCAACTGGTTCTTATTTGGCACCATATATAACAACTGTAGGACTTTATAGTGGTGGTGATTTGGTTGCTGTGGCTAAATTGGGTATGCCAATTAAAAATAGTGGTGAATTACCGCTAAATATTTTGGTAAAATGGGATATCTAAACATATTTATAAAAAGAAAGTATAATATATGCCAACACCATTGAATAGAGAATCTTTAAACAAGAGTCTAGAACAAAGATATGAATCCCAAAAAATTGGGGGGGCTTTTAATGCTAAAGATATTAATACCAAACCAGATTCTATTACATTGTCTGCGGACGGATCAAATTCAATTAAAGGTCAACAATATACTATAACAAAAGGTGGGTTTAGAGTAAAACAACCACTTGGATTGTCTGATTTAGCAGATGTACCTGATAGAAAAAATTCCACTTCAAAACAATTGTCAAGTTACACTAAAGGACTTGATACCAAAAGATATAAGTAAGTTATGGCGATTAACCCTACACCGCTTCCAACTTCTTTACCTAATAATAAAAGACCGTCTTTAAATTTAAAATTAGAAGATAGATATAAAGTGTATAGTACTAAATATATAAAAAATTTTACTGGTAAAAATTACGCACCTAATAAAAAAGGTTGATATGTATTTTAAATGGTTATATTAGGTTTGGATTCATCTACATCAGTTACAGGTTGGGCATTTAGTAAAGACGGCAAAGTCTTGGATGCGGGTTATATTGATACCAAAAAGTTTGAAACAACAAAAGAAAAAACTTATTTTGTTATATCTGAATTGGAAAAGAATCCATTAATTAAAGATGTCACCACCATTAATTTAGAAGCTGCTCTTAGTGGATTTGCTGGTGGATTCACATCACAACAAGTTATAATTACATTGGCTAGGCATAATGCCGTTTTTTCATATATTATTGAAGAACACTTTAAAGTCAAGGTAAATCTGTTATCGGTTAACACTATGCGTAAACAGTTATTTGGTAAGTGTAGAATTAAAGGTATTAAATCAAAACAATTTGTAAAATCAGAACTAGAATCACTTTGTCCAGATGTAATTAAATTTACGGTTCTTAACAAAAAGGGTAATTGGGATGAAAGAAACGGTGATATGTATGATGGTATAGTTTGCTCGTTATACAAAGATGAACCGCAACAAAATAATAGAGTTAGCAAAAAAGATAAAAGCATTAGCCGAAAAAGGTAAAGGCGGTGAAAGAAATGCGGCTAAAGAAAAGTTAGAACGGATATGTGAAAAATATAATATATCCCCAGAAGAAATATCTATATCAGAAGAATCCAAAGATTATTATATCGTTATAAACGATAAAAATGAGAGAGAATTGCTCATTAATATTTGTTGTATGATAATGGATGTTCCCGGATTAAAGTGGAAAGAAAAAAATAATTGTATTTGTATTCGTATAAAATTATGTGAATATGAAAATATTAATAACGCATTTGAATATTATAGAGACATGTACAATGATTATAAAAGATATTTAATGCAGGGAATAATTGCAAGAAATGTAATAGGTTATATTCCAAAACATCAAACATATACTCAAGAAAATATTCAGCAAGATATCCCACCCACTCCATCCGAAGATCTTAAAGAAGAAGAAACGGAACAAAAAACCGAAGGAAATGACAGTAAAACATCAGATGAAAACGAAAATTCCGAAGATCTTTCCGAAGATGTTCAAGAAGAAAAACCAATTGATCCAATCAAGTTGATGAAGATTGCGGTTGCGTTGGATAAAAAACCGTGGGTAAAAAATGATCCAAATAAAAAGTTGATTGAATAAGACTTTTACTGTAAAGTATTATTGATGTTGTTATATCAAGAGGCAATAATATCTGTTTTAAATAAACTGTTACATCAAGTTCCTAAGATTCGTAAAGGAACTGATGCAGTTTATCATTGTCCTTCTTGCAAACATTATAAAAGAAAACTAGAGATTAATTTACACACAGGCAAATATAATTGTTGGGTATGTGGATTTAGTGGAACAAGTTTCAAGTCTCTATTTAAGAAATTAAATGCTCCTGCGGAGTATTATACATCAATTGGATTAAGTCAGAAATCGTTTTACAAAAAATCTATTGATGAATTTTCTATTTCTTTTGAAGATGAACCAGAAGAAATAAAACTGGTAAAACTACCAAAAGAATATAAACCTATTAGTGAACCGATAAATGAACTGGAATATAAACACGCATTAAAGTATCTCAAGTCCAGAAATATAACTAAGAATGATATTATAAGATATAATATTGGATATTGTACTGAAGGAGATTTAAAAAATAGAGTGGTAATACCATCATATGATAGTAACGGTACATTGAATTTCTACACTGCCAGAAGTTTTTTTGATACCAAAGGATTGAAATATGTGAGTTGTTCCGCATCAAAGAATATTATTGGGTTTGAATTATTCATTAATTTTGAACAACCTATAACATTGGTTGAAGGACCATTTGATGCTATTGCAGTTAAAAATAATTGTATACCATTGTTTGGAAAGACATTAAGCAAACAATTAAAATTAAAATTATTAGAACACGATGTTCCGATGGTACATATTTTATTAGACAATGATGCGATGAAAGATTCCGTCAAAATCTGTGAATTTCTAATCAAGAATAGTATTCCATCTAAATTGATAATATTGGACGGTAAAGATCCAAGTGTAATAGGTTTTGAAAAAACTTGGCAACTGATAGACAGTTGTGATACGATGGACTTTGAAAAGTTGTTTAAATTAAAACTAAGAATATAATATGGCAAAATATCTTAAATCAGATATAGAAAAATTCAAGAATGTATTTCACATTGCGGATATTCATTTACGTCTTACAAAGAGACACGATGAATACAATCAAGTATTTGAAAGATTGTATAAAGCAATAGAAAAGACACCTACGGAAACCGTAGTTACCGTATTAGGAGATGTCTTGCATTCAAAGAGCGATCTTTCACCTGAATGTGTAAAGATTACATCTGAATTTTTACAAAATCTAGCAGATAGAAGACCAACGATATTGATTTCAGGTAATCACGATGCTACTTTGGCCAATAAAAACAGATTAGATAGTTTGAGTCCAATTGTTAACGCAATTAATCATCCTAATTTATTTTATCTAAAGGATTCTGGACTTTATATCTTGGGCGATATTTTGTTTAATCACTATAGTGTATTTGATGAACCGGATAAATATATTAAAGTAAAAGACATTCCAAAGATTTATTTAAATGAAACCCGTTATAAAATTGCTTTATTCCACGGTCCAGTAAACAATGCAATTACTGATGTAGGATATAAAGTTGCGAGTAGAACTATTAAAAACGAAATCTTTGACGGACACGATATTGTATTGTTGGGAGATATTCACAGACATCAAGTTCTAAGTCAATCTGATCCAATAATTGTTTATTGTGGTTCACTGATCCAACAGAATCATGGCGAAGATCTTAAAGGTCACGGATTTGTATTTTGGGATTTAAAGACCAAAGTATTTAAACACTTTGAAATTCCAAATGATTATGGATTTTATACTGCGGAAATCAATAAAGGTAACTTAATTACTGATATTTCTAATATGCCTAAAAAGGCAAGACTTAGATTAAAGTGTTTTGAAAGCGTTGCAACTGAAGTTAAATCTGTATTGTCATCTATCCGAGAAAAATCAGAGGTAATGGAAGTGACATATGTTCGTGTAGATTCATTAAATACATCTTCAAGTAATATTATTGATAATAATAATTTTAATTTAGCCGATGTGTCTGATGTTGATTATCAAAATAAGTTGATAACAGACTATCTTAGTAACCAGAATTTAAATCCAACAAAAGATACACTTGAAAAGATTTATAAAATAAACAAAGATTTAAATGTTTCTTTAGAAAAAGAATCTATCGTTAGAAATATTCGATGGAAACCTAAGAAATTTGAATTTGACAATATGTTTAGTTATGGTGAAGACAATGTTATTGACTTTACTAAGATGCATAATGTAGTTGGATTATTTGCTAATAATGCTGCGGGTAAATCAAGTGTATTGTCTGCATTATCTTTTTGTATTTTTGATAAATGTGATAGAGCATTCAAAGCATCTCACATTCTTAATACGCAAAAGGTGACATTCCGTTGTAAGTTTAACTTTGAAGTTAATGGTGTAGATTTCTTCATTGAAAGAAAAGGACATGCGGATAAAAAAGGCAATGTCAAAGTAGATGTAAAGTTCTGGAAAGAAGAAGGTGGTAAAGTTGTAGAACTTAACGGTGAAGCTCGTAGAAGTACCAATGATATTATTCGTGATTATGTAGGTACATATGATGATTTTATTTTAACTGTATTGAGTATTCAAAACAATAAGGTTGGATCATTTGTAGATATGGGACAAACAGAAAGAAAAGATTTGTTGGCTCAATTTATGGGACTAACTATATTTGACAGTTTGTATAACGATGCGGCTGATAAGACTAAAGAAATTAATTCATTATTAAAGAATTTCAAGAATAATGATTATACCCAGAATTTATTGAATTTAAATTCTGATATAGAAAACTTTTCGGGCTCGTTAAAAAATGAAAATACTAATTTAGAAAAACTATCTAACAATCGGGATTCTGAAAATGAATGTCTTTTAGACGAAACCAAAAAACTTATTAATATTAACAGTAATATTATTGATATTGTTTCTATTGAATCAAAAAAGATTTCATTAGAAAATTCTATATCAACACAATCTTCTAGTTTAAATTCATATAAGTATCAATTATCATCTATTGAATCAACATACAAAGAATATGATGAAATTATAAAGAACTATGAAAACGATGATATTACAACTAAGTATGAATTGTTCAAAGAACTAGAATCGTCATTTAGTCAAAAAGAACATCTTATTGAAAAGAAAAAGATTGTTGTTACATCTAAACTACAGAAATTAAAGAAGTTAGAAGAACATAAGTATGATCCAAATTGTAATTTTTGTACAACAAATGTGTTCGTTAAAGATGCAATTAAAACAAGAGAAGAATTGGAATTAGATAAAGTTGAAGCTCAAAGTCTTGTTAGTGAATATAATAATCTTAAAAACAAAATTAATGAAGTGTCTTATATAAAAGATCATTGGAAAAAGTATAATGATGTTCATAAATTATATGTTGAAACACAGATTAAAATTAACAAATTAAATACTGAAATTCTAAAAATATCAAATAAGATTAGTTCTGAACAGAATTCTTTAATTAATATTGAAAGTCAAATTGAAGAATATTATAATAATAAAGATGCAATTGAATCTAACAAAACTGTTAAAGATACAATTGATTCAATTAAATCCAATATCAAAACTATTGATATAGAAATTAAGAATGTAAATAACAATATTATCAATTATAATACAAAAATTTCTGGATTTGAAGAACAAAGAAAGACTATTCAAAAATCAATTGAAGATGTTAAAGTACTTGAAGTTGAATATGAAGCATATCAATTGTATACAAATGCAATATCCAGAGATGGTATTCCATATGAATTGATTAGTAAGGCATTACCAACAATTGAAAAAGAAGTAAATAACATATTAAACCAAATAGTAGAATTTACGGTAACCTTACAGACAGATGGTAAAAATGTAACTACACATATTAATTACGAAGATAAACGCTGGCCATTAGAATTGGCGAGTGGTATGGAACGATTTGTTAGTTCACTGGCTATGAGAGTCGCATTAATTAATATCAGTAATCTACCAAGACCCAACTTTATAGCTATAGATGAAGGATTTGGATGTGCTGATGCTGATAATTTATCATCTATGGGTGCTTTATTTGCTTTCTTAAAGACTAATTTTGATTTCGTATGGATTATTAGTCATTTGGATAGTATGAGGGATATGGTTGACAATAGACTTGAAATTAAGAAAGAAAACGGGTTCTCTAAAGTTAATTATGTATAATTAATGGGTATATATATTTATAGTATATATGCCCAGCATAAAGACAGGTCAAATTTTAGGTTTATCAAGTCGAACAGTTAATATAGAAGATAAGACATACTTATCCGAATATTTTAACCTCACAGAGTTTTCACCAGAATTCTCTGTGGGGAAAAATGCGTTGGTAATCAATGGAAGTGACAAACTTAAAATTGGTGCTGAAATATTTACTGAAGCATTTGACGGTAATGGTGTTCCTCTTTTTATAGAAAAGGCTATAAGCACCGACCAATTAACCAATAAAAGAATTATTGTACTATCAATATATGTTTACGAACAAAATTCAATTGGGTCCGGTAAGATAATATTAGTTTCTACAACAACGGATGATAAAACTATAAGATGGTCCGCTAATATAAATATAAATGTCAATAAAGTTACTGATTCAAAAATAAGATTTTATAACCAACCATTAATTGAAGTTGAACCAATATTGTCATATGCAGTATCATCTTCTATAGAAAATAACCCAAAAATAGTTACAGGCAGTTTTCTATCAACTCCGGTACAACCAAAAACAGACTTTGATATACAAAAATTTGGATATAGAAAAAATTTGGTGGATTATAGAATAATAGATAATTCTGCTAATTTCAGTTCCAGTTTAAAGAATTCCCAAGTACAATTATATATAAATAAAATCAAAGATTATGCTAGTTTTAATGAAATTAGTATAAATACTACATCTTCTTTTTTAATTAAAGATGTATTAAATACAACAACATTAATTTTAGATACACCATTTACTTATAATAATAAAGTTGCTACGATTACAAGTGGAAATTATAAAATTGTTTATAATGATATTACTTATAATTCTAATTTATTTTTGTCATCAAGTTATTTACAAGAATCTTTAGGATTAAGTGGTGCAAAACAATATAAGAAGTTTTCTTATGCTAAGATAATTTATAAAAACATTAATACTTTTACAGGTAAACCTGCTAAACATAAAGTTTATAGAAAAAGTTTAAGAACTCTTGGCGATTTTGAATCGGTAATTGATGAATCATTTGGTGATACTGAAATATTAAGAGATCCAGTTACTCCAAACAAAGCATTTGAAAGATTGGGTTCATTTTTTAGTCAATTTCATATAAATAATTTTTGGTTTACCAGTTCTAGTAATTTAAGTCTTAAATACGACAATCAAACATTTGTTGATGGGTTAAAAATTTCCGGTAGTAATTTAAATGGTACATATGCAATTGTAAAAGCAAATACATCATTTACAAATAGAAATGTTTCGTATTTACCGTATAATGCAAATGAACAATCTGCACAATCAGGATCTAATTTTGATAGTAACTTTTTGGGTTTTTATAAAAATACAGATTATGTTTTTTCATTCAGAACATCCGTAATTGAAAAAGATTCTTCCGCAATAGCAAAATTAAAATTTTACATTACCAGTTCATTACCAAGTGTAAATAAAAATATAGGATATGATTCAAACCGAGGTGTATTAATTGCGGAATTTGCTTATAGTGGAAGTACAACCGGAAAATATTTTGATCAAAAACAAAATTTTGAATTTAAATTTCCTGAAGATCTTTATGGAACTTTAGTTGTTTATCCTGAAAATGTCAAACAAATAATAGTATCCGATTTATCAATAAAAGTATCTGAATTATATGGTTATACAGGAAATGCTTATTATGTAAAAATTCCGTTTCCAGTAAATGTAGCAAATGAAGTTTTTGAAATAAAATCCGAATTATATGATGTTAATTCAAATCTTTCATATACAAATTTAAGAACCGTTCAAGTTTTTGATCCTTCTGGAAGTAGTACTCCACCGGATTTTGGAAGTAGTGCGGTAATAAATGTAGACATTTTAAATGTAACAAGTAGTATTTTTTGGCAAAATCCTTGTGGTTCAGGTAGTATTGCATCACCATTTAATTATTTCTTAACATGGAATGAAAATACTAAACAAGTATGTGTAATGACTTCCAGCGCAATAAGTGGAAGTGGTGGTGGTGGTAATATTACTTCTATAATTGGTGGACCAGGAGTAACTATAATAAATGGATCTGGTCCGATTGTAACTATTAGTGCAAGTGCAGGCGGAACAGGAAGTGGATTTCCATTTACAGGAAGTGGATATGTTACAGGATCTTTAATTGTTACAGGATCAATATCATCATATAATATTACATCTAGTTTATACGGAACTGCTTCTTGGGCAATAAGTGCATCACAAGCAATTACGGCTAGTTATACTGTTTCATCAAGTTATTCGAATACATCTAGTTATTCAATAAGTTCCAGTTACTCATTGAGTAGTTCTTTTGCTACAAGTGCTAGTTATGCAAATAATGGAATACCAACAGGTGGAACTATAAATTATATTTTAGCAAAAAGTAGTTCCAATAATTATGATACAGTTTGGATACCATCACCTGCTGGGCCTGCTGGACAAGGTGAATTTTCATCTACTTCTTCATATTTTAGTGGATCAACTTCATCAATTACATGTTCATCCGAATATGCTTTTTGGCATTTACATACTCTCAATAATTTAAATATACATATTAGTTCTTCAGTAGAATCTGGCTCATTTAGTATCAGACTAGTATCATCCGGAAGCAATAGTAATACAATTAGTTTTTATCCATATCAACAAATAGAATGGGGTGGTGTTGCCGGATTTGATGGTCCAGGCAGTGGATCTATTGAAGATTCTGGATCTATTGTATTAGTACCCGCACAAGAAATGGTTATATCTTTTATTTATTATAATACTACATCGTCTTTATATCCAGAAAAGAAATACAGTGCATTTGCTGCGGATTTAAAAACACCTGGTTTAGAAGGCAAAACAATAGTACCAAATCTTTATTTAATAGGTGAAGGTGATTATAGCATTGGTGGTGGAGGATTAACAGATCCAAATGCTTATATATTTACAATTAATGGTGGTGGTACAGGTCAAGACTTAAGTGGTATTGGAAGCAAATTATTTTGGGGGTGGGCTCCTGTATATGTTGAAGGTGCCGGACGAAGATTTTTTCCTTTATATCAGTAATTTTAAAATTGTTTATAAATATTAACATCTTGAATTTTTTGTGAATATTTATATTTAGATTTTTTCAATAAAATTTCTACATTTGAAAGGAATTTAACATATGCCAATAACTGAAGGAGGAAAATTTAGTCCTGTTGACCGTATAGTCAGCCCAGGAGTATTTACAAGAGAAAACGACCTAAGCGGAGTAGCACAAGGTGTTGCCGAAATCGGAGCAGTAATACTTGCTCCGTTTCCAAAAGGTCCTGGATTCGCACCAACATTAATCACCAACACAGCCGATCTTGAAGAAAAGTTCGGTGTAGCTGATGGTGTTTATTATGGACCATACACCGCAAAAGAATATCTTAAGGAAAAAGGATTTGTTACCGTATGTCGTGTCGGTGCTTTGACAGGATATAGACAAATCAACCCATTCGTAATCTGGGCACAACCAGGTACTTGGGCCAGAAGCGGTTCTGCTGGTGCTTTAAATAGTGGATCTTCATATGTACTATATGATAGTGACAATATTTCCAGTACATTTACTTATTATTCGGGAAGTATTACTGCACTTAATTCATTTAGTGGAGTTTCATTTAGTTCAGCTAAAGCAACTTTAGCAGAAATAAATACACTAACAGGATCAATTGCATTTTCACCAGCACAAACAGCTAGTTTGGTTAATGCAGTAACTAATAATAATGTAGTAAAAGTTGTTACTAATAATTTGTCCAGTTTAAATGTATATCCATATACATTGGACACCACATTAAGTGTTATTAGAAACATTTATAGACTTCCAACTACCGTTGGATCTTTAAGTGCATCTATGACAATTAATGCGACAACATCTGCATCAACTGATTTATCACCAATAACTAATAGTTATTCAATTTCTTCTGGAGAAATAACATTTTTTGCATTTAGCAATGTCGCATTCATTGCACCATATGCAACAGTATCAACATTAACAGTTACAGGATCACAGACATCCCAAACATTATCATTTGTATCTGGTGCTGCATTTACCGGGAAATTTAATTCCGGTGTTGGTGATGACACTACATTAGATGTAAATTCATCAAGCGGAAGTTTATATAATAGTGGTCAAACTTATAGTTTTACTATAGCTTCACAATCTTTTGCTAGTGTATATGTAACATCATCTTATCAAGGAAGTGTATCTTATACAAACAATCAAAAATTATTGCAAGCAATTGCAGAATCTACATCAACCACATCAAATTTCAGTGCTTCACTTGCAAATAGTGTAACAATCACCAATTCAGATGGAAATTTGGTTGGTACAAATATTACACTCGTAAGTGGTAGTATATTTACTCTAAGATCTTCAACTGGTTGTGGTACACAAGTATATCTTAAGGGTGTAATCAGTGGTTCATTTGGTAAGATTACAGGAACATTTGAACCACAATGGTCCGCACCAGCAGATCCATGTAATCCAACCGTAGTAAATTATTATCCAAGAGTTCTTGCTGTATTATCAAATACTCAATATGGTACACTAAATAGCAGTTTTGAAGCTCCTGGTTTCAGTGGTTCTGTATTGAATCAAAAAACCGCAACATCTGGAAATTATAGTGGATCTCAAAATCCAACATCATTGAGTGATTTCCAATTGACTTTATCACAAAATGGTTCATTAATTGGTTACTATGACTTCTCATTGAATCCCGCCGATTCAAATTACATTACAAATGTATTTGGAAATGATCCAACCGTTGGTAATCAAAATGATCAAGTTTCCGGTGCTAAGATTGAAGCAGCTTATTTATATAATACATTCGAAGATTCAATTCAAAAAGTAAATGATGAATTAAATAGTGGAAACCCAGGATGGAAAATATTCGCTGGAATACCTTCATCTGGTTCATTCTCAACAGGTGAAACATTGAAATTTACCGATCAATATTCAACAAACTTAAACGCAGGTGATTCTCAATACGGATTAACAAGTGCTGCAACACCTTGGATTCTTTCACAAGGAATTGCTCCTTGGAGTGGAACATCTAATACAGGTGGATCTACAACCAAGTATCAATTGTTTAAAGTACACACTGTGAGTGATGGTACAATCACAAATAAACAATACAAGATTGAAATTAGTAATGTTAAATTATCTAGTACCGTTGCAGGAAGTGATTGGGGTTCATTCACACTTGCTGTAAGATCTTATAGTGATACAGATAAGAAGCCAAAATACTTGGAAATCTTCCAAAACTTGAGTCTAGATCCAAATTCTTCAAACTTCGTAGCTCGTAGAATTGGTGATAGATACAACTTCATTACTTATGCTGGTAAAATCATTGAATTTGGTACTTATACAAACTTGAGTAAGTATGTAAGAATTGAAATGAATACAGTACCATATCCAGTATCTGCTGTTCCTTATGGTAACGAAGCATATGTAACTCCACTAGGAGGTACAATTGGAAATTATATTCCAGTAGTACAATATAGTAAAGCAAGTATTTATGGATTAGCTCCTGGTAAATACGCATCTGGTACAGTAATCAGTGATATTCCACTTGGTGCTGATTCTGAATTGACTTCTTTATATCCAACAAGTTCAACAAATGCAGGTGTAAAATATGATACAGAAGAATATTTTGCTCCTCTACCATTTGGTGCTACTATAGGACACAATATTGCATTTGATTTGGAATCAACAAGTTCTAATGTTGGAACTGGTTCATTAATTACTGGTTCATTATATGGTAGTATTCCTTCAACATATGATGCAGCTAACGAAGCTACATATGTCAAGATGCGTAAGTTCGTAGTAGGTTTCCAAGGTGGATTTGATGGTCAATCACCCGCAATTCCAATTAATGTTGGAAGTGATATTATCGCAGGTAATACACAAGGTTTAAATTGTACAAATATCAATAGTGCAGGTTCAATCGCTTACAAACAATGTGTAGGTGCTCTTGGAAATGCAGATGAATTTGACATCAACTTGATTGTAACACCTGGTGTTTTCCACGAACAACACAGTTACGTTACCCAATTGGTAACGGATATGTGTGAAGCCCGTGGTGATACATTCTACATTATGGATAACGTAGTGTTCCCATCAAGTAACCAAACTGTAGGATTGATTGATGCAGCAGTAAATGATGTATCTACAATCGATAGCAGTTATGTTGCTACATATTATCCTTGGGTTAAGATTCTAGACACCAACTTGAACAAGATTATAAGTGTACCACCATCAGTAGTAATGCCATCAGTTTATGCTGCTAATGACAATGCTGCTGCTGAATGGTTTGCTCCCGCAGGTCTAAATCGTGGTGGAATTGCTCAAGCAGTTCAAGTTCTAGACAGAACAACCCACAGTGAACGTGATACCTTGTATGAAGGACGTGTAAACCCAATCGCAGCATTCCCTGGTCAAGGTATTTGTGTATGGGGACAAAAGACACTTCAAATTCAACCAAGTGCTCTTGACAGAGTAAACGTTCGTAGATTGTTAATCGCACTTAAGAAGTTTATTGCAAGTAGCAGTAAGTTCTTGGTATTCGAACAAAATGTGGCTGCTACAAGAAACCGTTTCTTGAGTATCGTAAATCCATATTTGGAATCTGTACAACAACGTAGTGGATTGTACGCTTTCCAAGTTGTAATGGATGATACAAATAATACTCCTGACTTGGTTGATAGAAACATCCTATACGGTCAAATCTATCTACAACCAGCTAAGACTGCTGAATTCATCGTACTTGATTTCAACATTCTCCCAACTGGTGCTACATTCCCAGGAGCCTAATAATTAAATAATTCATAAAACCCCTGCTTAGAAATAAGCGGGGGTTTTTTCTTTACTAAATCTATTTATAGTATACGATGATTAAGTTAACTGACTTATTATTAGAAGCTCAATTACCTTCTAGTGAACAAGATATGGATATTTATGCTAAAAAGTATAAGAAAACCATTGATTATTTACGAGGTAAAAATAAAGTACTATTATTAACTACCAGCAATAGATGGAGTGGACATAAAGATGATATTGCTAAAAGTACACAACTTGCATTTAAAATACAAGAATTATTAGGTAAAGAAAAAGTAACTTTGATTGATACAACCAAGTTAAACATATTTCCGTGTGAGGGTAACGTATCATCTAAATGGGGAAATCATTGTGGAACAAAAGATTCTTCCTTAAAAGATAAAGAGAAAAATCCTACAGGCGAACATCGTTGTTGGGCTAGTATAAATAATAAAAGTGATGAATTATGGAAAATAAGTAAAGAATTATTTGAAAGTGATACTGTTTTATTTTTTGCTAGTGTGAGATGGGGACAAGCCAATGGTTTTTATCAGAAATTAATTGAAAGATTGACGTGGATTGAGAACAGACACTCTACTTTGGGTGAAAGCAATATAGTAAAAGATATAGATTCAGGATTTATTGCTACAGGTCAAAATTGGAATGGAAAAGATGTTACTCAAACACAAAAAGAAATATTACAATTTTTTGGATTTAAAACACCAAATGAATTATTTTGGAATTGGCAATTTACAGATAATCCTCTTGACGAAACCAAACGTTCCTACAACAAAGCAATTACGACATTTGATAAAACATTTTTAAAACCATATGATAAAGCTGAATAATTTAGAACAATTTTTGGTATCTAATATATTACTTAACGAAGCTGCTCGTATAGATCACGCAGAAGATTTGATATTTTGGGAAGGTTCCAAAGGAGCTATTCGTTCAATCAAAAGTTTCATTGATTTGGAAAGTGACGGATATAAAAATGTAACAATGAAATGGGATGGTTCTCCTGCAGTTATATTCGGAAGAAACGATGAAGGTAAGTTTGTATTAACTGATAAAAGTGGATTTGTTGCGAAAGGTTATAATGGTAGACCAACATCTCCAGAAGAATTGCAACAAATGTTTTTGAATAGAGGTAAAAGTGTTAAAACAGACGAATATAGATTATTTGTTCAAGAAATGAAAAATGTATTTTCTGTATTTGAATCTGCCGTTCCAACAACATTTAGAGGTTATTTTAAAGGAGATTTGTTGTATTTCAATACGCCATTAATTGAAAATGGACGATATGTTTTCAAACCAAATATTGTAACTTATGCGGTTAGTATTGATTCTGAATTGGGAAGAAAGATTTCGCAAAGCAAAGCTTCGGTTGTAGTACACAGAGAAGTGGATAGTTTTGGAAATGAAACTGCGATTACAAATTATAATGTTTTTCAAGGTAAACAATTGTTAGTAATACCGCCAATATCTGTAAATAATCCGCCTAATGTAAATGAAAAAAGATTAAAAGATATTATACTTTATATTAATAAACATGCTAGAAATATAGATGATTTTATTAATCCATCCAAATTGGCAAGTATGAAGATGACTAATTTTCCCGATGTATTATATAAATACTTGAATAGTAAAGTTGATACTGGATTAGTGAATATTGGCGACGATTTTCTACAATGGATTAGTCAAAGTAATCTTACAGATGTAATGAAAAAGAAGATTACTGAATATGTTAGTAGTAATCGTGCTGGATTTGAATCTTTATGGAAAGTTGTTGTAGAAATAATGTCGGTTAAAGATGAAATTATTAATCAAATAGACAATCAAGATAGTGAAATTAAATCATATATAGGCAATGAACCAGGTGGTGAAGGTTATGTATTCTCTCATCCAGAAGGTGACATTAAGTATGTTTCCCGTTCCAAATTCAGCGCTGCAAATAGAGCTGCACATAAACAACCAATTGATGAAGGTGGATGGTTAAAGCCAGAACTTACATCCAAGACAGTTTTGTCACCGGATACAATTGAAAAATCAACTGAAAAGTTCAAAGTTTTTTTGGCTGATTTGAATATGTTTTTAAGTAATATACCATTAACTCCGATTAAAGATTATCAAATCTTGGGTTCTGCCGGTTACTATAAACAAGACCAACACGATAAAGCACAAGTAACTTATGGTGATATTGATGTAATGGTTGTTATACCTATTGAAACCAATGAAGACGGAAGCGATACAAAGAAAGAATATATCAAAAATGTAATTCAATTCATTGAAACTAGTGGACAAAATTATATTGATATTGAAAGTGCAAAAAGATCTGACGGTAAACAGATTATAATTAAACTTGACGACGGCGATTGGGTTCAATTAGATTTATTATATACTACAAAAATATATAAAGATTGGTTTGCTGCTAGATTTACACCTGAAAGAGGTATAAAAGGATTTACAATGGGAGGAATGTATGCCGCATTGGCAGAAGTTCTTAATATTAGAATTGGTGATACCGGAGTAAGAGCAAAATTTAAAGATGGTAAGATTGTATCTCCAATGTTAAGAAAAGATGTTGTAGATAAATTGATATCTAATAGTCCCCGTACATTTTTAAGAGATTTGGCAGACTTTTTGGCTGGTTTATTTGGAAAGAAAATTACTGACATAGATCAAAATTTATCCACACACAGTGGTGTTAATCCAAATGATGTTAAATTAAAAGATTTAACTACAGGTGTTCTTGGATTTGCAAAAACACTTGACAAAAATGGAATTCTTACAGATTTAGGATTTGATTATGGTTCATTCATTAAAGCAATAAAAGACAAATACGCAGAAAAGATGATTGAACAATATTCAAAGAAAGAAAAGAAAGCAACTACTCCAGAAACTCAAGCATCTATTGATAAAATCAAAAAACATGCTGATATGGGAAATAAAATTGTCAATGATATATTAAACGAATTTTTAATTACAGAAGGTGGTAATGCGGTTGCGGCTAATAGTGATTTACCAAAACAATATCTAGATTTCACAATAAAAAATGGTTTAAAAATATGGAATCTTGATTCATTAAATTATGAAATTATTGGAAATAAATCCAAACCTGTCTTGGGTGATATTGATGTTGCAATATCAACTGAACAATTGAATCAATTATTTGGTGTAAATTATGATTATGATAAAAAGATGTTTTATGATAAACTAAAACAACATGTAGAATCTAATACACCATCAACAGTTCCTACACCAGCATTTAAAATAAATACTGGATTGGATCAACTACATTTAAATGTACCTATAATTGATGAAAATGGCAATCCAGTGAAATCCACAGAAATACCAAATGAAGATGGTTATGTACAAATTGATTTAATGATTGGTGATTTAAATTTCATGATTAAATCTTTATCTGGTGCTCCGGATTCAAAGTATAAGGCCGCATTAAGAAACATTCTATTAATGAATATTATGTCTAATAGTTATGAATCTACCGAAGATCCAAATAAGATGAAGAGATATCAAATGAATTGGAAAAAGGGTCTTCAAAGTGCGGATGTTATAACAAATGAAAAGGGTAAACAGGAAAAACAAAATATAAAAACTGTTTATACCGATATGGATGATGTTGCTGAATTTTTATTTGGCGATAATGTAACATTTAATGACATTAACACTTTAGAAAAACTAATTAAATTAGTGAAAGGTAATACTTTTCGTTATAAAAATAAAAGAACTGAAATCTTGGATGATTTCAAAAAGGAATTGGAAAGATTAAAAGTAAAGTTATGAAAAGAGCAACAGGAAAAAGCAATCTTAATATCGTCAGAGATTATGTTGATGGAAACCGTCCATTTATTCAAGTGGGATATGATCCAAATTTAAATAATAGTACAAGAAAAGAAGGTGAAGAATGGGAAGATGGACAAGGTAATAAATGGATTTGGAAAAACAATACCAAAAGAAAAGTATCTAAATGTGGTCAAATAAAAATTGATCAAAGATGTAGCATTTGTAATGCGGATATGAAATTTGGTAATTATTTAGACGATAGATTTTATCCTAAAACAGGTAAATGTTATGATTGTACTATTTCATTTGACACCAAATTAAAAGTATTGGGTGTATATGCAGACTATGAACGATATAAAATCTATAATAGTATGCTTTCTGAAATGAAAGATTTTAAGAAAAATATCACTGATAGTATTGAATACTTAGAAAAAAATACGAACGAAAAATTACAATTTTTCAATGATGATGGAAGTAGTGAATTTTGGACGGATGATACTAATCAAATGGTTAAAGTTTTATCTGATTTGAAAAACGATTTAAAAGATGTTGATGAAAACATCGCAAAAGCCAATGAAGAATTGACGAAATTAAATTATAATCCAGAAACCGAGAAACAAGCAAAACAAATGGTTTTGGATGGATTAAATCAATGAGTACACAAAAAACACTTAAGGAAGTAATTAAAGAGGAATATAAGAAATGTCTTGTAGATCCAATTTATTTCATGAAGAAATATGTTAAGATTCAACATCCTATTCGTGGAACTGTAAACTTTGATTTGTATGACTTTCAAGAAAAGACTTTAACTGATTTAGTAAATCATGATTTTAATATTATATTAAAGTCTAGACAGATGGGTATTAGTACATTAACCGCAGCATATAGTTTGTGGTTAATGGTATTTCATAAAGATAAAAATGTTCTTTGTATTAGTATTAACCAAGAAACATCAAAAGAAATTGTTACCCGTGTTAGATTTGCTAATGACAATCTTCCATCTTGGTTGAAAGTAAAAGAACAAGAAGATAATAGATTGAGTTTAAGGTTAACAAATGGTTCACAGATTAAAGCCGTATCATCTGCTGGTACATCAGGTCGTTCTTCTGCATTGTCATTGTTGATTATTGACGAAGCCGCATTCATTGATAACATTGCAGAAATATGGTTGTCTGCTCAATATACATTAAGTACTGGTGGTAGAGCTATTATGTTAAGTACACCAAACGGTGTTGGTAATTTCTTTCATCAAACATGGATAAAAGCAGAAGCGAAGGAAAATGAATTTAATACAATTAGACTTCCGTGGAATTTACATCCAGAGAGAGATCAAACTTGGAGAGATAAACAAACAGAATTGTCCGGTGTTAAAGGTGCGGCTCAAGAATGTGATTGTGACTTTGCAACTACTGGTAATGGTATAGTTGATGCAGTTACTATTGATTTTTACAAACAAAGTAAAGTAAAAGATCCAATAGAAATGAGAGGAATTGATCACGGATATTGGATATGGGAATATCCTGATTATAGTAGAAATTATATAGTTAGTGCAGACGTTGCTAGAGGTGACGGTGGTGATTATAGTGCATTTCAAGTAATAGATGTGGAATCATTAACACAAGTTGCTGAATATAAAGGGTTGATAGGAACTAAAGAGTATGGTAATATGTTGGTTACGGTGGCTACAGATTATAACAATGCTTTACTTATAGTTGAAAATGCGAATATTGGTTGGGCAGTATTACAACAAATAATAGATAGACAATATCCAAATACGTTCTATAGTAGTGCAGACTTACAATATGTAGATGTTGAACGACAATTGACTAATAAAATTAACAGAGATGAAAAGAAGATGATTCCTGGATTTACTAATAGTCAAAAGACTAGACCATTATTGATATCAAAGTTAGAAACTTATTTTAGAGAAAGATCAGTGGATGTAAGATCTATTAGATTTATGGATGAATTGTCAGTGTTTATCTGGGACGGTAATAAAGTAGCAGCGATGAAAGGTTATAATGACGATTTGGTAATGGCAATGAGTATTGGTTTATGGGTAAGAGATACTGCATTAAAACTAAGACAACAAAGTATGGAATTAAATAGATCAATGTTGGGTGGTATTACAAGAATTGGTGGCTCTCAAAATGTTTATAAATCTCAAACTGTTAGTAGTCAAGAAGCATGGCAAATGAAAACAGGAAAAACTACAGATAAAAAAGAAGACCTAACTTGGTTATTGTAACATATTTATATATATAAAACTATGGCAAACGAAGAATTTCAAATTTTAAAACAAAGATCTTTATATTCAAAGTTAAAGAGACTTTTTTCAACCGATGCGGTAATTCGTAATATTGGTGGCAAGAAGTTAAAGGTGGTAGATACAGATGAAGTGATGTATGCGACTGATCGCAATACACTTAGAGATCGTTTTAACAGAGTTAGAACATCTTCATATAATCAATATAGTAGAGACTTTACATTAAGTTATCAAGCTGCTCGTATTGAACTATTTCGTGATTATGATACAATGGATATGGACCCGATTATATCATCTGCGTTGGATATTTATGCGGATGAATGTGTAACCAAAAATGAATTGGGTGAAATTCTTATAATTCATTCAAGTAATGATAACATCAAACAAATTCTTTATAATTTGTTTTATGACATTCTTAATATTGAATTTAATATGTGGAGTTGGACTAGAAATCTTGTAAAGTACGGTGATTTCTATTTAAAAATGTATATTAGTCCAGAATATGGCGTATACATGGTAGAACCTATTAGTGCATATAATGTTACCCGTGTAGAAAATAGTGATTTGACAAACAAGAACTATGTTAAGTTCCAAATCAATTTACCAGAAGGTGGCAGATTAGAAGAATTAGAAAATTATCAAGTTGCTCATTTTAGAATGTTAAGTGACAGTAATTTTATTCCATACGGTAAGAGTATTATTGAAGGTGGTAGAAGAGTATGGAAACAATTATCATTGATGGAAGACGCAATGTTAATTCACCGTGTAATGCGTGCGCCAGAAAAGAGAATTTTCAAGGTTGATGTTGGTAATATTCCACCAAGTGAAGTGGATCAATATATGCAAAAGTTGATGGATAAGATGAAAAAAGTTCCATATATTGATGAAAAAACTGGTGATTATAATTTAAGATTTAATCTACAAAACATGGTAGAAGACTTTTATCTACCAGTTCGTGGTAGTGATAGTGGTACTAGCATTGAACCATTGAGTGGTATGGAATTCAATGGTATTGACGACATTGAATATCTTCGTAATAAGATGTTAGCCGCATTAAAGATTCCCAAGGCATTTTTGGGTTACGAAGAAGATTTAAGTGGTAAAGCAACACTTGCAAGTGAAGATATAAGATTTGCTAAGACAGTTAATAGAGTACAAAGAATTTTGATTAGTGAATTGAATAAGATTGCCATGGTGCATTTGTATTCACAAGGATATAAAGATTCATCATTGGTTGATTTTACATTAGAATTGACTAATCCATCTGTAATTTTTGAAAAAGAAAAGATTGGTATTTGGCAAGATAAAGTGAATCTTTCTAAAGATATGATGGAAACCAAATTATTTAGTAAGAAGTGGATATACGAAAATGTATTTAAGATTTCCGAGGAAGATTCTGATGTACAAAAGAACGATTTAGTAGAAGATGCAAAACAATCTTATAGATTTAAACAAATCGAAGAAGAAGGTATTGATCCAGCCAAACCATTCAATAAAATCAAATCGGAAGAAGGTGACGGAGAATCAGGTGGTGGTGAAATGGGAAGTGAACCCGATGCAGGTGGAGAAGCTGGTGGCGATGCACCAGACGCTGGTGGCGGAGAAGCTGGTGGTGCTGCACCAGACGCTGGTGGTGGAGAAGCTCCTGCGCTTACAGAAAAATCATTTAGATCATATAAAAGACCTTCACAAAAAGGGTCACATAAAAAGAGAAAAGATAATACATTTGGATATGATCCATTAGGAAGCAAAGAAAATGTATCAAAATCACAAACAGATCCATTAAGACAAGGATCTAAGTCTAAATCGGTATTGAGTTTGGAAGGATTAAGTGACTTTTTAAAACCTACTTCTCAAATTAAATCGGAATTATTACACGAAACAAAAAGTCTATCATTGTTAGACGAAAAAAACATTATTGATTAATCATTGTAAATAGTATATTAAAAATGATTTTTACTATAAATCTAATATATTTATAAAATAACGAATATTAAATTATATGCACAAAGCTAAGCATTCAAAGTTTAGAAATACAGGAATATTGTTTGAATTGCTCACTCGACAAGTGACTTCAGATATTTTATCGGGAAAAGACGAATCTTTTGCCAAGAACATTCTATTTAAATATTTTTCCGAAAATAAAGAATTAGGCAAAGAGCTACAACTGTATAACTTTTTGGTTAATGAAGTCGCTAAAGACGAAACACAAGCGGAAAAGTATATTGAAATTGTATTAAAACAAAGAGATAAATTAAATCAAAAATCATTAACATCCGAAAAATATAATTTAATCAAAGAAATTAAGGATGTTTATCCAATCAACGATTTATTTAAATCTAGTATTAAGAATTATAAAGTATTAGCTTCAATTTACAAAATTTTTGAAAATCATAGTGATAAAAATTCAAAGTTTGATGTAAAAGAAATTGTTTCTTCTAGAACTAGTATAGTTGAAAATTTATGTGGTTCTAGAAAAGTAGTTAAAGAAACAGAAGATGAAATGATTAATGTTTATAAACAACAAAATGAAGAAGTTCGTCTTTTGAGTTATAAAATATTGATTGAATCGTTAAATGAAAAGTATAAAGATTTGGATTCAAGTCAAAAAAATCTATTAAAAGAATATATTAATAGTATAAGCAATACAAATTCTTTGAAGAAATTAATTGATTCTGAAGTAACAAATGTCAAGAAACAATTATCTGAATTAACATCTAAAATTTCTGATGATGTTATCAAGATTAAGATTAATGAAACCGTAAAACAACTTGATAATGTTAATAAATTTAATCTCGTTAAAGATAATCAAGTTATGGTTTTATTGTTGTCATATGAATTGATAAAAGAAATCAAGAATCAACTTTAATATGAACGAAAAAAAAGAAATTATTAAATCGGATGGATCTTTAAAACAAAAGATCAAAGAATTAATTAAACAAGTAATAGATGAAATTACTACATCTTCTGCTGCAGGTAGTGGAGAAGGATCTGCTGGTGTACCTAGAGTTCCAACTTGGGTATCCAAGAAGAAAGACGGCAGAGCAGATTTAGGTACTGTTCTTGGATATACTCTTGCAAAACCAGTAAATGAAGCTGCTGATCCAAACGTACAACAAGATCCCAATGCACAACCTCCACAACAAGGTGGTGAACAAGGACAACAAGATCCAAATTTATATGATGCTAAATCTGATTTGAGTGATTTTGAAAGCAGAGTATCACAATCCACTTTACAAAACAAGTCCAGTTTTCAAAATAAAATAATGAGCAAAATTGGAAATAAACAAGTACAATTGAGAGCATCAAAAGGATATGGACAACCAGAAAAAGATTATATTGTTAATGTTTCTGGTATAAGCATTGATTTTTACTATGAAAAATATGTCATCATAGTAAAAGGTAGAGAACAAGGTAAACAAAAAGAAAGTGAATACTTTATTAAAGCACCATATCAAATTAAAATTTTAGGTAATGCAGTTGTTACACCTTCTGTTAAAAAGAAACTACAACAAGCTCCTGCAGCACCAGTTGCGCCTGTTGTACCAACAAACGCTGCAACAAAAGGAGTATAATAAATATGAATAAAAAATTATTAGTAGATTTCATAACATTTGATGTAGATAAATCGGTGCTCACTGAAGCAATGGCTAAAGGCGGACCATTTACTGTACAAGGTGTTTTACAAAGAGCTGAAGCTAAAAATTTCAACGGCAGAGTTTATGGTAAAGAACTTTTAGAAAGAGAAGCTCAAAAATATGATGAAAATTTCATAAGAGAACGAAGAGCACTTGGTGAATTGGATCATCCAGACAGTAGCGTTGTGAATTTAAAAAATGTAAGTCACAATGTTAAAAGAATGTATTGGAGTGGCAATGATTTAATGGGTGAAGTTGAAATTTTAACTACTCCAAGTGGTAATATTTTAAAAGAACTACTTAATTGTGGTATTAAATTGGGTATTAGTTCCAGAGGAATGGGAAGTGTTAAAAAGAATGTACATGAAGGCACTGATGAAGTTCAAGATGATTTTGAATTAATTGCATTTGATTTTGTTAGTAATCCATCAACTAAAGGTGCATTTATGTTTCCATCCGGCGAACAATCTTTACAAGAAGGAATTGTAAAAAACCCATTAACTAATAAGTGGGAAAAGGTAGAAGATTTAATCAGAGACATTTTAGGCGAAATTAAATAATTATATTAATAAAACAGATTCAATTTATATTTATATCCATATCACATGAATAACACTCTAATCGAAAACATTAAAATAAAATCGGATTTACAGTATGACTTTTTATTCGAATCAAAAGAATATCATGATTTAGATTCCGACAACAAAACATTTCTAAAAGAATGTTATGATATGGGTGTAAATCAATCCATATATTTACATCAACAAGATAAAGCATTGCTTGAAAGTGTCGATGAAGGATTATGGGATCGTTTTAAAGCAGGTGCCGCTCGTGTTGGACAAGGATTAAAAAATGTTTCTGGTATAGGCACACCAACGACAGATAGCAAAGATGCAGGAGTTGATTCTTTATTAAATAGTTTTAAAACAAAATGGGCAAAAGCTCCAAAAGCGCAAGCACCAGTAACACCAGCTAGTAATAATCAAGCAATTGCTCCAATAGTTAATAGTGTAAATCAAAATATAAATCAAATTGCTGCAGCAGCGGCAACAACAAATACTCCTCCACCGACACCACAACAAGCAAATGTAATTGTTCAACAAAGTAATGCTCCTATATCATTAAAAACTAAAATTGCTAATTTAATAAGAGCTAATCCAAATAAAACTAAATTTTTATTGGGTGTTTTATCATTTGGTGCTGGTGTTGCTGCTGCAGCTGCTACTGCAGGAAATCCTATTGCAGCAAAAGTTGCTGCTGGACTTGTTAATGGTTTAGGTAATGTGGCAATTGCTAAAATTCAAGGTCGTGGAGCCAACGATCAGATGATGGCAGGTTTAGGGGGATCTCTTGCCGGTCAAGCTCTTGGTACTGCCGGTGCCGAGGTTTTATCATTGTTTTCTAATGCTACAACAAACGCAGTTGATGCGACGGCGGGTGGATTTGCGGATACCAGTGATGGTAATAGTCCCGAAGTACAAGTTACACAACAACAAAGTGCAGTATCACCAGAAGATTTAAGAACGGCTGATACTGAAGCACCAGATACAGGATTTGCTGATACAAGTGATGCAAATAGTCCAGAATATCAGGCAACACAACAACAAAGTGCAGTATCACCAGAAGATCAAAGCTTACCTGATACTGAAGCACCAGATACAAATCAATATGATGCACAAGGTAATAGAATTGACCCACAACAACAATTTGCTGATACAAGCGATGCAAATAGTCCAGAAGTACAGGCAACACAACAACAAGTTGCAACTACACCACAAGGTGCAACACAATCAAAAATTGTAGAACCTGGCACAAGAGCAGCTAGAGTTGCATCTGATGCTGCACGACAAGCAAATTATTATAAGTCTAGAGGATATACCGGTCCAACGGATACTTTGGGTAGACCAAAATCTTTGTTCAATGAAAATAAAGAACCTATGTTTGTTAAATCATACAACAACACATATACTCTTAAGAAATCGTTGAATGAAAATATCGAAGAAAAATGGAATGAAGGTTATGAACAAACAATTGATGAAGCATTGAGTGCAGAACAAGCAAAAATTTATGATGAATTTTTGACTGATTTTGGTAAAATGTTTAAAAAACCAAAAGATCAAGTAATTCAATTTATACAAAGTCAAGGAACAAGATTCCAAAGTGTTCTTGACTTTTTTAATGCAGAAGTTAACCCTTCTATTAGTGGTGTTCAACCAGCTGCTCCAGGCGGTGCTCAACCAGGAGCAGTACCTCCTGCAGCTCCAGGAAATATTTCGCAAATTACACCACAACTTAAAGCTGATATTGATACTAATATCAAAACATTTTTATCAGGTCTTACAATTATAAATCCAAAAATTCAAAAATTATTAAAGAAAATTACAACAACAACAGTTCCAGGTAAGAACGCAAGTTATGTATTTAGATTGACTAATGCAGGAGATATTGCCTTTGTCATCAAAGGATTGTTCAATCAAACACAATTCATGTATCAAGATAAAGCAAGTGCTGCTAACGCTAATGCTAAATATGTATTGATTAAAGAAATTAAATATAAACCAATTGATACATTAAAAAAGAATTTTATTGTTGAATTATCAAAAGTTTTAGCATTACATTATAGTAAATTGCCACAATTAGCAGGTCAATTAAAACAAGATCAACTTGAAATTGTAATAAATAATTATTTGACACAAGTACCTGGTTTTGATAATTTATTCGATAATATAATCATATTGTTGGATACTGTATTAGATAAAATGAAAAATAGTAAGACTAAACCAAAACAAATTTGGATAGGTGTTACTAATAAAGGAATGGGAGTATTTACTGGTTTGAAAAGTAAGAAAAAAGTTGCACCAACACCTGGTACACCAGCAGCTGGTAAACAACCAACTGGTAAAGTAAAAAATCCATAACATTTATAAATTAGTATAATATTTATATCATATGATTAAATTATCCGAAATAGCAGAAACATTGGGTTTAAAACAACAACAATCTGCGCCACAACAACCACAAGGTGTTGCGGAAACACCCATACCAGTAAAGACACTGTCCAAAGAAGAAAAGAAAGCTCTTTATGAATTGGTAAACAATTATAATGAATATGGTAAAGTTCTTTATGAATATCATCAATTGATGAAAATTGCTGAAAACATTGATAAGATATCACAGTATGCAGAAACATACGCAGTGAATGAATGTGGTGATTGGATGCAAGAAAATACCGCAATTCGTCATTTCAAAGATTTAAAAAGGATGTCTGAAGCATTTAAAAAGAATGCGGTTAAATGTCAACAACAAAATTCTGAAATGGTAAGTTTGTATGAAGATATGGGAAATATTCTTGAAAAGTACTTTGAAATTAAGAACCATTAAAATATTCTAAATAGAAACGAAAAACCCCACTTTTTACAGTGGGGTTTATTTTTTAAGTTTCTACTGAACCAAGTTCATCTATTTTGTTTAACATATCGTTGAATGTTTTAAACAAATGTTTTAAATCATTGATTAATAAAACATAATCATCATCTGTTTTATATACTTTGAAAGTATAATCGTCCATGTGCCTTTGATTTTTTACTTTTAAAATCATTCTAGCATCACCTTCTGGTTCAAATCCCATTCCATATAACATGTCTATTTCTTTCCAATCCCAACCATTTGGGTGATCAATATCATTTATCTTGTATTCTTTTTCTTCGTTTTCTTTTGTAATGAATGATTTTAAATGTGTCATAATTAATTATTGATTTTGATTGCGTCTTTTATGAAACTATATAATTCATTTTTAATTTCACCTTCTCCAGTATCATTTGTAATTGGATCAGACAATTTATAACGAACTTCGGCAGAAGGTTTATCAAAATCATCTTCATTTTCATAGGGTGTATACCATACGCCGTATTTAAAAGAATTCTTGGTATCATCTTCTTCATTTGTCAATTTTTTAATAACAAATTTAATTGTATTTTCGTTGAATTCTTTATCAAAACTTAATTCCATACCAGATCCTGCATTTTTATTATTTACAGGTCCAGTTATTTCTGCAATCTTTGCAACTTCAAATGGTTTAAAATCAAGTCCTTGATTTTTATTTAATTCATCTCTAAACTTAACATTCTTTTTATTAAGTTCTGCGGTTTCATTAATGGTATTTGCGAATGATTTACGAAAGATTTCTTTCAATTTTGTTCGTATTTCATTCTTTTTTGAATCTGGTATATTTGCATGTAATGCTGCTAAATATCGTTTAACACTACCTTTAGTACATCCCATTTTTTTACCAGTATCTGTATTAAAGATACATTTTCCTACAATTTTATATGGCATAATAGTATAAATATCAATAATTTTTAATACTTTCATTTTTTTATTTATATTTATTTAACAGTAATACGACATTTCCTTTGTCGCAACATATAATTTAATAATCTTCATTGAAGTTCATGTATTCTAAATAACTTCACCTAAATAAGGAAAAACAAATATGTCAAATCTATTAAAAGAAGCTATTGCTGACGCTAAAGCTGTACGTGCTACAGCACTCGCAAACGCAAAAGCAGCGTTGGAAGAAGCATTCCAACCAAAGTTAGAAGCTATGTTAGCTGAAAAATTAAAAAACGAAATTTCTGACGGTGAATATGGTTCAGATGAATCATCTGAAACAATGCCAATGGAAATGTCCGCATCAGATGATGCAATGGATGATGCAATGGATGAAAGAATGCAAATATCTGATGATGAATTAAATGAAATTCTCGCAGAATTAGAAGGTGAATTGGATGAAGCCGGTCAAGTTGATCCAAATGTTCCTGTAGCACCAGCACCTGCTCCAGTTGACCCAATGGCCGTAGCACCTGCTCCAGTAGCACCTGCTCCAGTAGCACCTGCTCCAGTTGATCCAATGGCCGTAGCACCTGCTCCAGTTGATCCAATGGCTCAAGCTCCAGTTGCTGAAGGAGATGACGGAGATGAAATGGTTGATTTACAAGAACTTCTTGATTCCTTGAATGATGATGAATCCGCCGGTGAAGAAATCACTGAAGGTGAAGAAGAAGACGAAGACGAAGAACCAGTTGACGAAAAGATTGAAGATGAAAAGGTTGCTGAATCTCTTCAAGCTGAATTGAACGAAGCTATGTCTACTGTTCAATATCTACGTGATCAACTAAACGAAGTTAATTTGTTGAATGCTAAATTGCTATATACAAATAAACTATTTAACAGCTTTAACCTCGACCAAAAACAAAAACTTAAGGTTGTGGAAACGTTCGACTTGGCTAAGTCCATCCGTGAAGTCAAGTTGAGTTATACAATTTTGTCCGAATCATATAGTTTAGGTGGATCAGTTGTCAAGAAAACTAATACAACTGCGAAAACAATCACCGAAGGTTTGGCAAGTAAACCAGTTGCATCAACAGCTCCTAAAAAGGAATTGATTGTAGAAAACAGCAACGTGATGGCTTTAAGATTCCAAAAACTCGCCGGAATTAAGAAGTAAAAGTAAGGTGAGTAAAAACTAACTATAAAATAAATTCAAAAATATGAGTGATATTAAATCATTATTGACAAACAATATGAATCCACAGGCTAAGTTGATGACTGAAACCCGTGGATTACAAAGCAAATGGGACAAGACTGGTCTTCTTGAAGGACTAAACGGTGTCGATAAGGCACACATGTCCATCTTGCTTGAAAACCAAGCACAACAATTGTTAAACGAAGCTACCGCCACTGGTACTTCTGCTAACAGTGAACAATGGGCAGGCGTAGCTCTCCCACTCGTTCGTCGTGTATTCGCTGAAATTTCCGCTAAGGAATTCGTTTCAGTACAACCAATGAATCTACCATCTGGTCTAATCTTCTATCTAGACTTCAAGTATGGTACTACCCGTAATGGTCTTCCAGGCCAAAACGGTTATAACGGTCAATCACTATTCGGTGGTACAGGACTAAAACTTGGTTCTACCGATACTGCAACAAACGGTCTATACGGTGTAGGTCGTTATGCTTATACCGAAAACTACACATCTTCTGTATTTGCAGTAACAACCGGATCAGTAAGTTTCAGTGATGTTGATTTGAATGCAACCTATGTTGCTACTGGTTCATATAAAAAACTAACAGTAGACGTTGGTTCAAATGCAGCAACCATCGACTTGAACGCAGTAAGAAGCTTTGCTTTGAGTGGTTCAGCAATCGATCCAACACTTCAAATCAATGAAATGACAAAGGTATACAATACCGGTACATTGGCTTCCCCAACATATAAAATTCAATTCATTGTTACTGGTTCACAAGCACCTGTACAAGGTGCAAATGCAACATTGACATTCACAAAACAACCTACTGATGCTACCCGTGGTGACTTCGAAGATAAGGGTACTAGCGCTGCAGCAGGTACATCTGGTTTGTCTACTGATATCAACATTCCAGAAGTTAACTTGGAACTTAAGAGCGAACCAATCGTTGCTAAGACTCGTAAGTTAAAGGCAGTCTGGACACCAGAATTGGCTCAAGACTTGAATGCTTACCACAGCATTGATGCAGAAGCAGAATTGACTGCTCTATTGAGTGAATATGTATCAATGGAAATTGATCTTGAAATCATGGACATGTTGATTAATGCTGCTCCAGCATTGACAACTGAAGGATGGTCTGCAGTAATCGGTAAGGACATCATCAAGGGTGCTAACGATGCTAACGGTCTACCAACCTTTACTGTAAATAACGATTCAACCAATCGTACTGCTTACGTAAAGAGCACTTGGTTCTCAACACTTGGTAACAAGATCCAAAAGGTATCTAACAAGATTCACCAATTGACTCTACGTGGTGGTGCAAACTTCTTGGTCGTAGGACCAGACGTAGCAACCATCTTGGAATCAATCCCAGGATATGTTGTTAACACTGACGGTGATAGTGCTAAGTTCGCAATGGGTGTAAGTCGTGTTGGTAGCTTCGCAAGTCGCTTCCAAGTCTACAAGAACCCATACATGCAAGAAAACACCATCTTGATGGGCTTCCGTGGAAATAACTTCCTCGAAACAGGCGCAGTATATGCTCCATACATCCCACTCGTACAAACTCCATTGGTATACGATCCAGTCAATTTCACCCCACGTCGTGGAGTATTGACTCGTTATGCTAAGAAAGTTGTCCGTCCAGAATTCTACGGCAAGATATATGTATCTGATTTAGATCAGATCTAAGCTTAACTGATATAGATTAAACAATGACCCCGGCAGAAATGCCGGGGTTTTTTATTTTTAAATTCTATTTATATAGTATGATATATTTGAGTGACATTGTGGATGCTATTGTTGAAAAGAGTGAACCAATGAAGTTGGTTAAAGAAGTGGGTATTAGTGATAGATTGAAGTATCATTTGGATAATAGATTAACATTGGAACAAAATGTTTTTAGAATTTACAGTGAATCATATTTTAAATTGGTTAATGAAGTTCGTGGTTTGTATAATGATGACGCAATTGAATTAAATGATGATGATTTGGATATTGTAGAAAGTGATCTGGGTATAAAATCTATTTATGATGGACGAGAAGTATTTTTAGATGCGCCAATTGAATTGGAACACAATGAATGTCTAAATGAAGCAAAACACAGAGGTAGAACTGTACATCTTAGTAGACCATTTAGAACTCCAGGAGGACCGAAGAAATTTGCTGTATATGTTAGATCAAAAGCAGGAAAAATAAAGAAAGTTACATTTGGTGATCCTAACATGCGAATACGAGTAAGCAGTAAATCTAGACGGAAAAGTTTTAGAGCAAGACACAAATGTGATCAAAAGAAAGATAGAACCACTGCCGGATATTGGAGTTGTAGAAATTGGTAATAAATAAAATGGTTATTTAAAAGTTAAAATAACAAAATTATAGTTTATGGCTACAAAATATTCACCGAAAATAATTACAAATGGATTGGTATTATCACTTGATGCTGCTAATAATAAAAGTTATCCTAGATCAGGTACTACATGGACCGATTTAAGCGGTAATAGTAACACAGGTACACTAACCAATGGACCCACATTTAGTGTTAGTAACGGTGGTGTTATAGTATTTGATGGTACAAATGATTATACATCAATCACAACGGGTGAGAATTTTAATTTTGGAACAGGAAATTTTACTATTGAATGTTGGGTGTACTTTAACACAGTAAGCGTAAATTCTATTTTTATGTCTAAATATGTTGTCTGGACATCAAACCTCGATTTTGTCGCAAGGCTTGTGACATCCAGTAAAAAAATGCAGTTCTTCGGCGGTGATGATGCAGCGATAAATATAGCAACAAATGATACAATTTCGGCATCTCAGTGGTATCATTATACTGTATCAAGAATTTCTGGTGTAACCACTATTTATCTAAATGGCGTGTCTCAAAATAGTCATACGGGAAGCGTATCTATTCCAAATGATAAAACAGAGTTAAGAATTGGTATTTCTCATGAGAATGATGAAGCATTCAATGGTAGGATTAGTAACGTTAAAGTTTACAAAGGCAAAGGTCTCTCCGCATCGGAAGTATTGCAGAACTATAATGCTACTAAAAGTAGATTCGGTTTATAATTATAGTATATGTCAAGCAAAGGTGGACCAGATATAAATGAAAATGGATTGGTATTACATTTAGACGCTGCAAATAATAAAAGTTATCCTGGTTCAGGTACAACTTGGACCGATTTAAGCGGAAATGATAATAATGGTACATTAACCAATGGACCTACATTTAATGCATCAAATATGGGCAGTATAGCATTAGATGGTACAAATGATTATATTTATCGTTCATCGCTTAGTAATTTTAATTCATCGACATATACCGTATTGTTATGGGCAAAATTTAATTCTATGAGTACATACGGTATTTTATTTAGTTTAGGAAGAAGTGCATCAGACGCAGTAACAGAAGCTCAATTGCAACAAGCCAATTCAAGATTAGTATATTGGGATTATGATTCTTCTATGGGTTTTAATTTTATTCAATCTGCCGGAACATTGTCAACAAATGTTTATCAATATTTAGGATTTACAAAAAATTCTACAAATGGTACATTTTATATCGATGGATATTCTTCGGGTACTGGTACAGCTGCACTTAATGCAAGTATAAGTACAAATGATTTTACTATTGGTGCAGATATAAGAGATAGTATTAGTTATGTAAATGGCAACATATCACAATTTCTAATATATAACCGAGTATTAACCGCAGCTGAAGTATTGCAAAATTATAACGCAACTAAATCTAGATTTGGTAGATAATTATAGTATATGGGATTATCACATTCACCAAAAATAGTTACAAATGGTTTGGTGCTTGCACTAGATGCGGCTAATAATAAAAGTTATCCTGGTAGTGGTACCACTTGGTCAGATTTAAGTGGTAATAATAACACAGGTACTTTAACTAACGGTCCTACTTTTAGTGATGCTAATTTGGGTAGTATAGTATTTGATGGTACCAATGATTATGTAGATACAGTTAATACCGGAACAACTTTTCAATTTGCAAATGTCACATTTACTGTGAGTTTATGGATAAAAACAAGCGCTACAAGTGGTGTTATTATTTCTAAAGGTGCGACTGCTTCTACGGCTGGTTGGATGTTTCAATTTGACTCCGCAGGAACAGTTTCCGGTACTACAAAAGGTTCTGATGGTACTAATACTTATAACAGATCAAGTACAGCAACAGTCAATAATAATACTTGGAGAAATATAGTAGCAGTATATACAACTAATACAACAAATCTTGGAAGTAATACAACATCAATATATATAGATGGTGTTTTAAGTAATGGTACAGGTACATTAGGCGGATTAGTATATGCGACAACTACAGATACTATTCAAATAGGTAGAAGACCCACCGGTGCTTATTGGTCCGGCTCTGTATCTAATATACAAATATACAATAGAGAATTAACCGCATCTGAAGTATTGCGGAACTATAATGCTGTTAAAAGTAGATTTGGATTATAAATCAAATTAAACTTAATTATTTTAATATTTATAAACAATGAATGTTAAAGAATGGACTAAAATATGAGTGCTAATCTTGATCAGGATCGTATTCGATGGCCGGGGAGTGGCAGTGCTGTAAATACAGGCAGTATACCATTTGGATTTTACTTAAACGAATCGTATTTAAGTGGTAGCGTTGGTTATTTTGAATATGACTGTGAAAAGAGTGCGGAATGGGCAGCAAAAAGAATGGGGTATCCAATCATTGATATTGAATTAATTGATGTAAATTTTTATGCTGCATTTGAAGAATCCGTCAATGAATATGGCGCTCAAGTAAATCAATTTAATATACGAAACAATTTATTAAGTTTACAAGGATTAAATACAAATGATAATCCAAATATCAATGGTAAAAATGTAATAGGAACAGGATTACCATATATAATTCAATTAACAAAAGGATATGGAAGTGAAATTGGTGTAGGTGGATATGTTGACATTAAAAAAGTACCTATTCAATTGAGCGCAAGTCAACAAACATATGATTTGCAGACACTAATTGGCACCAATATTGAAAGTGGAAGTAGAGTTGAAATTAGAAGAGTATTTCATGGTCCACCACCAGCATTTGCTCGTATTTATGATCCATTTAGTATGACTGGTATGAGTTACAGTAATGTACTTGGTGAAATGGGATTTGCTGGATATAGTCCTGCCACACAATTTTTGATGACACCAATATTTGAAGATTTATTGAGAGGTCAAGCAATTGAATTTAATGATTTGGTTCGTAAAAGTGCTTATAGTTTTGAAATTGTAAATAATAAACTAAAGATATTTCCTATTCCAACATATGATTACAAACTTTATATTGAATATGTAGTTGAAAAAGATAAATTTAGTGCAGCAAATACATTTAGTAGTGGAAGCAATTATGATGTGGTTAGTGATTATAGTAATGTGCCATATCAAAATGTTACATACTATAAATTAAATGCTGTTGGTAAACAATGGGTGAAGAAATATTTCTTGGCATTGTGCAAAGAAAATCTTGGTATGATAAGACAGAAGTATAGTACAATTCCAATTCCTGGTGGAGAAGTAACATTGGATGGTTCCGAATTACGAAGTGAAGCGGCATCTGAAAAAGAATCGTTAATTACACAATTGAGAGAAAATCTTGAAGCTACTAGTCGTAAAGCTCAAATGGAAGCTAAAGCAGATGAAACTGAAAAGATGACATCAATCATGAAGACTGTTCCACTACTAATTTATATTGGATAAAATATTATGGCATTATTTGGAAGATATTATAGTCAACGAGACATTAATTTGGTTAATCAAATTAATGCAGAATTGATGCGTGACATTATTGAAACATTGGTTGTTTTATTTAAGATTGCACCAAATGAAACCAATACAAACATTTATGGTGAAGCAGTTGCGGCTGAAGGAAAGAGTTTTTATTCTGGTGTAGAATTGAGTAGTATAATTGATCGTGGTGATATTAGTACAGATGATGAAGGATTTGGACCTGATAGAGATCAAACTGTTGTATTTAAATTTAGAGAATTGTCATTAAAAGATGCAAGTTTTTATCCGGAAGTTGGTGATATGATATTATTTAATGATCGTTATCATGAAGTTGATAATGTTGTACAAGAACAATTTTTGGGTGGTCAAGCAAATAAATCACACAGTATTATTTGTAATACGCATTATAGCAAGTTGAGCAAAATTAATTTAGTTAACCGTCAATTTTAATTATGTGGCAAGGAAATACGAACAATCCAGTACCAACAAATAACAATGTTGAAAAGAACAATCCTATTGTATCTAATGTAAGAAACATTGCATTGGATACTAGACGAGATGAAGATGCAAAGAAAAATTTTACAGTTAGTTTATTAGATATTGATACTGCGTTGATTAGTTATATACAAAATATTATCAATCCTACTGTAATTGACGCTGGTGAAAACATAAAAGTACCAATTATATATGGCAATCCTGAAAAATGGTATGCAGCAAAAGCACAAGGTGCATTAAGAGATCAACAAGGTAAGTTACAAATTCCGTTGATAATGGTTAAAAGAACTTCATTTTCAAAAGATGAAGGTTATCAAACATTCAACCGTTATTTGAGTTATCCAGTAATGACTAAATTTAATGAAAAGAACAAATATGATAAATTTAGTTTATTAAATAAGACTGTTGCTCCTACAAATCAAATATTTGCGGTAACAATGCCAGATCATATTAAAGCAGAATATGAATTTATTGTATGGACAGAATATGTTGAACAAAACAATGCAATATTAGAAAAGATCAATTTTGCGGAAGGAGATTATTGGGGTGATAAACAAAGATTTAATTTTAGAGTTAAGATAGATAATTATACCAATACAATTGAATCAAGTGGAGAAAAAGATAGAATGGTAAGAAGTACATTCACTTTATCTACCAATGCTTATTTGTTGCCAGAATCATTTGAAGACAGAAAACAAACTGTTCAAAGAATGTTAACGCCAAAACAGATAAAATTGACTGCAGAAATTGTTAGCAGTGCTCAAATGGATATAGTAAACAAAAAGGTTAAAGACAATACTTACAGTAACAAAGGAAATCCATATTATAGTATCAATCCTCTTGTTGAAAAAGACAGTGAGTGGAGATTTCCTAAAGGCACAATTGCCACCGAAGAATCCACAACAGCTGCGGGTGAAGCAATTACAACAATTAGACAAAGTTATGCGTCATTAATTCAACAAACTATAAATGTTACAGTTTCAGGATCACAAGAAACAACTATTTGGCATCCAGCTCCAACTACGCCAACAGATTATGGTGAACCTGGTTGGATGGCATATGATGGTGATTATCAGTATATTTATGCTGGTGGAAGATGGTTAAGACAATCTATTGCAGAATGGACAGCTTAAATATCTTAATTTCAATTAAACTATATTATTTATATTTATATTTATATTTATAGCAAGATAAACAGATACTTTTATGGCATACCCCAATTCCAATATATTAAACATAATAATTCCGCAAACATCTGCGTCGATCCAAGATGGTCAAGCACCATTTGTTGAAAGAATTATTAGTGGTTCCAGGCTTATTTTACAAACAACGATTGACGGAACTTTAACTGGTTCATCCGATTTAAATGTTAATAGTATTACCGCAAGCAATATAAGTGCAAGTGGTTATATTAGTGCGAGTACTTTAAGGGTAGAAACAAGTATTGTTGACGGCGGTACTTTAACTGTAATTGGTAATAGTACATTATCTAACGTATTTGCAACTAACATCACTGCGTCAAACATTAGTGCAAGTGGTAATATTTCATCAAGCAATGAATATATTGCTGGTACATTAACCGTACTAGGTAATAGCACACTGACAAATGTATTTGCTACAAATATTACCGCAAGTAATTTAAGCGCAAGTAATAAAATTGTTGCTTCGGAAATTACTGCAAGTAATGAATTATTTGTAGGTACTGGTCCAGCTTATAGAACTTATGGTGAAGCATTTGCACCTGAAAATTTAGCAAGATTGTATGTAAGTGGTAGTGTAAGTATAACATCAAAATATGCTACATTAAATCTAGCAACTAGTGCTAGTGCTCCAGGAGCACAATCTTCAATTTTATTTTCCAGATTAGCAGATAGAAATCCTGGTTCTGGTCTAGAAACTGTTTTGGAACCAAGAATGCAATTGGGAACTGAATCTGGTTCTACAGATTTGAGAGTTTATGCTTATTATTCTGCCACCGATCCAGATACGATTGCACAATCAACTGGATCAAATATAGTTGCTGGTACTAGAGCTATATTTAAGCAAAGTGGTTATTTTGGTGTGGGTAATTTTATCAGTTATGGATCTGCTGGTGGAGCCACTACGACGTATGTTTCTAGTTTGCCAGGATATTCTGGCATTGTTGGTCCTGATGCAATGTTGACAATATTACCAATGGATAGTGCAAGTTTAGGCACTGCCGGTTCTAAACAATATAACAGAAACATATTGAACATCATGAGTTATGATACCAGTTCAATTATGTTTATATCCGGTTCAGATGGATATGTTTTA